AAGAGCTTGGACCAAAAGCTGTATTATGTGCATTAAGAACTGGAACTGTAATTGTTAAAACATTTTCAATAAATGGACATCCAAATGCTGAAATTGTTCCTGCTGAAAATGTATTTGTTGATCATCAAGAAGCAAAGTCTGGTAATACAAGATCGATATATGAAAGAAGAGCATATCCAAGAGCTCAACTATTGATGCAATACCAAGATGATGAAGACATTTGTGATGCATTGGAAAACGCTCCTGCTGCCCATGATCCTCTTGTTATCGGTGCATCATCAAATGATGGATTGTCTGCAGATTTAATTGATTTATATGAAGCTTGGACTCTTCCTTCAATTGATGATTCATCTCCAGGAAGGCATGTAATTTGCGTGCAAGATTATACAATTGTCGATGAAGAATGGACATGCCAAAGATTTCCTTATGCTGTATTTCGTATTGTTGAAAAAGCTCCAGGTAGAGGATGGTGGGGAAATGGTTTACTTGAACAACTTGATGAATCTCAAGCTGAAATCGAATTTCTTCTTGAACAGGTATCAGAACAGATTCGTCTTGCAAGACTAAAGATATTTGTTAAAGATAGAGAAATTGAAAAGAATATTGAATATTTACGTTCATCAGAGCAAGGCTCAATCGTTCCATATTCTGATACTCCGCCAATTGCATCAACAATGCCAACTGTTTCAAGAGAGGCTCTTGAACATATCAATTGGTTACTTTCAAAACTATATGAAACTGCTGGAATGTCTGAACAAGCTGCATCATCGCAAAGACCTGCAGGTATAAACTCTGGCAGAGCAATTTTGTTCTTTCATGATTTTCAAACAAAGAGATTTATTGATCTTGTAAAGCGTTATAATCAATTCATTATTGACATCGCTGAAAGATTAATTGATAGAGCATTGGAATCAAAAGATGAATTACTGAATGATGAAGATGATACATTAAATGTTTCAGAGATTGAATTTGATAGAAAAGAATTTAAGTTTGCAATTGAAACGATTTCATCAATTCCATTATCTTATTCAGGCAGAATGCAAAGAATTGAACAGTTAATATCTCAAGGACAAATTCCTGAAGGTTATTGGACTCAATATCTTGCAGATCCAGATGCATGGAGAGCTGAGCATAGAGCATCAACTCAAGCAAATTTTATAGATTGGATGATATCAGAATTGCACAACGTTGAAAATGATATGCCTGTTGTGCCAGATCAATTAGACTTTGAACTTGCTATTGAAGTTCTTGGAGGAGAAGTCCTTGATTTGATTAGACAAGGAGCAGATCAAGATATTGTTGATAGATTTGAAGATCAAATTGATGCAATCGTAAACAGGCAGAAAGAGATCATGATGGCATCACAAATTGATACAACAGCAACTCAGCAAACAACAGCAGAAGCATCTGTGCCTCAATTGCCAAATGGTGGATTGAATCCAACACAAGCATGATAATGTCATCTCATATCACACCAGATCATCTGAGAGGACTTTAAATAACAAAACAATGAATAACCATAAGGAAAATGAAAATGTCTCTCAGATGATTTGAGAGTACTTGGAGAAATAAATGAGCAATCAAGAAAACATAACAAATGAAAGTCAATCTGATGCAGATCTATTCAATTCTCTTTTATCTGATGAATTAAGTTCAAGAGAAGAATCATCTGATGAATCTGTTAATGATGAAAGCGATGAAGAATCATCTGATGAATCTGTTAATGATGAAAGTGATGAAGAAGTATCTAGCGATGATGAAGATGCAGTTTCTGATGATGCTGATGAATCTGATGCTGATGAATCTGATGCTGATGAAGATATTGAAGAAAAGAAACCTCAAGCAAAAGAACGAGTAATTAGAAAGCTTGTTGAATCTGAGAATAAAGTAAGAAAACTTTCGGCAGAAAATAAAGAACTAATCAATAAACTCAATGAGTTAACATCAAAAAACAAGTCATTCTCATCAACTGGAGATATTGTTGATGATATGAAATCCCAATTTGCTGTTGAATTGGGAGTTGATGAAAATGATTCAAGAATAACAGATAGATTAAGAGAAGCTGCAATGGATATTCTTGCTGAACTCGCTGGAGAAACAATTGATGACCCCGGACTTCGTAAGAGAAGAGAAGAAAGGAATCTCAATAAACGTCATCGTGCAACTCAAAAAGAGATTCAGGCAATGAAAGAAGAAATGGCTGAAAAAGAAAGAAACATTCAGCAGCAAAATGCTGTAAATGCTTTAAATCAACATTTGGTTTCATCAAAAGCTCAAGATAACTTTCCATATTTGTTTGCAGCAGAAAATGATGTTCCTTCTGTAATATTTGAATCAATCAAAGTTCTTGAATCTAATGGACATTCTATAAATTCTGACGCTGAAGCAATTGATGCTATCAATTATGTTTGCAAGAAACTTGATGAATATCATGAAAAAGCTGCAGAAAAATTAATTTTTATTAAAAATAGCAGAATTTCTAAGCAACAGCATAATATAAAAAGTAACGATAGTGGTAAAAAGCGGGTAAGTGATCAGAAGGACGATTCAAGCCGCAGCAAGAAGGAAAAGCAGAGTAATACGATTACCGCACCTACAACTGGAGATAGAAAAGCTCCAAATTCTTCAAATAGTTTTGAAGACTTGCTGAAAGAGGAACTTGCTGCTAGAAAAAGAGCAGCTAGAAAGAATCGATAAAACAAACTTTTGATACGAGGTATTAATAAAAAATGTCAACTCCTGTAACTACTACAACTTGGGCAGCTTTCTTAAAGAAATATTACATTGGAAAGAAAGCTCTATATCAACTTGATGATTATAAGACGCCGCTTGTTGGTCTTTTAGGTAAAGACCTTGGCGCTGGCGGATCAACATGGGAACAGACTGTTGCTGTCTCAAACGTTGTTGGAGGTACTAATGGTGCTTATACAACTGCTTATGCTAACTCAACAGCTGGTACAGATGTTGTATTTAGCGGTAACTATAAGAAGCGTTTTGCTGATGTTAAGATTCAAGACTCTGTAATTCGCCAATCAAATTCAAAAGATGGTGCAATTGAAAAGGTAATGAAAGCAAAGATTGACTCATTGAAGAGCGAATTTTTGCAGACGATTAACTTCCAGGCATATCGTGGTGAAGGCGGAGCTTATTGCCAACTTGGTATTCCGACTGCTTCGCTTGCTGTATTCAATGGAACTGTTGTTGCAACTGACGCAACAAGAGGTGGAGTACAGTTCATCAAGCCAGGAATGATTTTGAATATGGGTTCAAACCTTGACGGAACATCTCTTGAAAGTAATGCTGGTACAGCTCTACAAATTACTGTAACTGGACGTAACTTGCAAGCAGGAACGTTTACATATACTGCGGGTTCATCAAATGCTCACCCATCTGGTTCAGCTTATGTATTTGAAGATGGTTCTGCAACAAACTCGTTAGCTGGTCTTCGTGCTTGGTGTCCTTTAACAGATACTCTTGCTGCAACAACATTTAAAGGTGTTACAAGATCAACAGATGTAAATGCTTTGGGTGGATTACGTATTGCTGGTGTTGGTTTGAACATTGAAGAAGCAATTAATCAAGCTGTTACAGTTTCACGTCAAGTTGGTGAAGATCCTGATGTTATTTTGATGCACCCATTGAGATACAATCAGTTGCAACTTGAACTTGCTGATCGCATTCGCTACAATGAGGTTGTCGGTAAGCCACTTGTTGGAGGATCAAACTCATTTAGATTCAACGGTCTACAAGTTTCAGCTGGCGGACGCCCTGTAACTGTTATTGAAGATGGTGCTTGTCAATATGAAGCAACGTGGGTTATTGATAGCAATAAGTCATTCTTGCGTTCATGCGGACAATGGCCATACACTCCTTCAGAAAATGGATTAATGGTTCAGAGAGTAGTTGGTACAGATTATTGGCAGTCAGAATTGTTCGCAATTCTTGAACTTGTATGTGCAGCTCCTCAATCAATCTGTGCAATTTCGCACAATGCTTCAATAGCATAATGATATCATAATGTAACCTACCGCCCAATGATTGTTTGATCGCATTATTGGGCACCACGAGTATAAAACTCAAATAATTGGGATGCAAATGATGTTATCTTTGCTCCCCGGTACGATCGTCCGAATCGATCTTCCCCCGTAGGGATACGGGTACCAGAGAGGAAATAAAGAAAAATGGCAAAGATTAAGCATGGATTGCAAACGACTATGGATGGCGTCTATCTGTTTACTGCGCAGGGCTGCGTATCTGGCTCTGCTGGTGGTGGAGATATGACAGGTTCTCTTGTTCTTGATGCAGGAGGAACAACTTATAAATCAACAGACCCTGTATTTACTGTTATGTATGGTTCAGGTTCTTTAAGAGATGTTTCAAATCAACCTTTGCCAACAGGATCAATGAGACTTGTAATGGCAAACCCTGCAGCACAAATTCTTGCATGGAATGTTACATGGGAATGTTCAGGTGTTCATGCAAATCAAGCGTATGATCCAACTGGAGGACCTTCAGCATATCTTGTTCGTCAATACGGACATAATGCTCTTGTTTCAGGAACAACAACATTTGACTTCGGATTCGGACATTTCTCAGGATCTACAACAAATGCTGGCTTCAACAACTTCGTTCCAGCTGTTCCTCAAGATAAAGCACGTTCAACTTCAATGGCTGGACGCTGGACTCTTGTTGCATGGCTTCGTAAGTCAACGAGAGGAGTCTGAAATATATGCCAATGGATAAAGAGAAGCTTAAGATTATTATCGGAATGAAGCCAAAATCAAAGCCAATTGAAGATGATTCCATGGAAGATAATGGTGACTCAGAGGATTCTAGTGAATCTGAGAGCGATGAAAGGGTATCAGCAGCACAAGATATAATTGATGCAATTAAGTCTGGAGATGCTGAAGCTCTTGATTACGCTCTTGAAGAACATTACAAATATTGCAAATAAATGTCATATTATTCAACAACTGCAGGTTATCTAACAGCATCTGTTAGAGAAATCGGAGATTATACAACATCTGGAGACACTGCAGATGATTATATCTCTGATGGATTCTTAATGCGCAGAGTTGATGCAGGATATAAAGCTGCATATGAATTGTTTGCAGATGCTGATGCAGATAGATTAACAATTACATCAGAAGTTGTTGTTTCATCAAATACAGGTTCATTTCCTCTTCCAACTGACATGTATCGTTTAAGAGGAATTGATGTAAAGTTTGGAAATCAATGGATTGCGATTCAAAGAGATGATAAATCATTTTTAAATTCTCAACCATGGGAACTTCCATATGGAACATCAGTTGCAGGATTTGCAGCTGGTTTACCAAGCAGATACAGACTTCAGAGCGACTATGCTTATGTTTCTCCAGATGCTGTAGCAGGTACAACTTTTAGAATATCTTATATTCCAATCCCTGCAACTTTAACAGGTTCAGATCAGACAATTAATAGCACAGCAGGTGTTGATCAACTCATTATTTGGCAAGCTGTAAGAGATTGCAGAGTAAGAGAAGATAAAACAACAACAGAAGCAGATTATCAGATCAAACTTGCAACAGAAAGAGTGATGAAAATGGGTAAAGATAGAGATATCGGACAACCTATGAGACTTGAAGATCCGTTAAGAAGAAGAAACTGGGTATTCGGCAGAGGAAGACAGAGATAATAGATCGATCTGAGTGACATGCATGTAAAATCCATATTAGATATTAATGATCGTATTTGAGAGTCACTCAGATCACACCAGAAGCTCTCAAATGAAATGGAATAATATGGAGGATACGACATGAGGATAACAAAATCTGATGGAACTTTGGACGTTCAAGCAACTCAAAGAATAATTGATGAGCTTGAAAAAAAGATAAAAGAGTTGAATTCGAAGCTGATCTCCAATGGGCAAGGTCAGCTTGTTTCATTTTTATTTGAAAGTGGCAAGTCAACCCATCGTGTATCTCATTCATTAAACAGAAAGTTTAGAGCTGCAGCATTGCTTGTTGATGGATCAGATTCATGGACAATCAACAACTTCAATGGAGATCTTTCAGAATCTGAAGTTCAGATATCTTTTACAGGTGATGGAAAAATTCATCAAGTGCTTATATTTTAATAATTGGAGAATAATAAATAAATGTCAATTGGAACACCTCTTGGTTTAACATTAAATGCAGATGGAACGGCAGATTGGGGAGGAAACGAACGTGTTATTCTTCAAGCATTAATTGATGCTGTCGAAGCTCAAGTAACTGTTGATGGAATATCTGTCAATAAAAACTTAAGCTTAGGAGGATATGCATTACTTGCAGCAAGTTTTGTTTCATTTAACGCAACAACATCTCCTGATGTAAACAGATCTTATTGGTTTGATTCTGCTGGAGATGCATGGATCACAGATGGTGACGGTAATGATGTTCAAGTAACTTCTGGAGGAACTCTGAATGTTGGTGGATCATCTGGAGGTTTTTATGGAGATTATGTTGCATCTGCTGGAGTTGCAAGAGCAACATATACATCTGCAACAACAACATTCGACTTCAGATCATCTGCTGGAGTTGCAGCAGTTGTTGAACATGGAGATTTAAGGCTTCGAAATGGATCAAATGCAAATGCTGTTATTTTAAAAGCAAATGCATCTCTTTCTGCAGATTATTCGATTACATTTCCTCTTGCCCTTCCATCAACAACAAATCTTGTTCAAATTGGTGGAGATGGAACGATAACATTTTCAAACACTGTTAGAGGAGACCTTGCAAAACTTGTTGTGACAGGAACTCTTGAGCATTCAGGATCATATCTCTATACAACAAGACCAAGAATAATAGATTCATCAGAAGGTATTGGAGTAAATGCAACATATGCAAGAACATCTGCAGCTGCTTCTGGATGGACATATTCTGCTGGCGGAATTGTTGTTATAAACATTCCTGTTGAAGTTGGTGAAAAGATTGAAAAGATTGATTTCTCAATACATAAAGCTGCTGCAACTCCGATGACATGTTCTCTATATAGAAGGGATTTTGGTAACCAATCATCATGGTTGCTTGCCAAACGATCTGAGTCGACAGGATCTGGTAATTTTATATTAGCATTAGGCTCAGGACTTGGTAACCTAACTGGAAGCATGCCACATGCTGTATTAGCATCAACTTCATCATTTTATGTTGAGGTTGAATCTGCTGCTGGATCAACAGACAACTATTTTGGATTACGTTATTACGTTTCAAAAATTCAATAATGAGGTATGAATAATGGCACTAAGAGACAGATACGTCAGAATTCAACTCAATAAAGGATTATCAACAGAAGTTGATTCAAAAACTGTTGTTCCTGGTGAATTAACAGAATTGAAAAATGCTGTATTTACAAAGCAAGATACAATTTCAAAAAGATTTGGTACAGATAAAATTGAAAGAAATAAGAATCAAATAACTTATTCTGAAATTGATGGTATCGCTGCTGGTTCAAATCGAGGAGAAGATACTGTTGTAATTTCATCTGATGATGAAGTATGCTCTTATAGCAAGCAAGGATGGACTGTAAGAGGTCATCATGTTCCAATGCAATTATCTTTGCAATCTATTCCAAAAGGACCATATGAACAATTTGATCCAACAACTGCTCTTGCAAACAATGGTGTAAGAATTGTTGTTTGGGAAGATGCAAGAGGTGGATTATATGCAAGGTTTATTGATAACAACACAAATGTTTCAATCGGTTCAGAAGTAAAGATTTCTGGGCATGTTGCAAAAAGAGCAAAAGCAATTGTTGTAAAAAACAACTTTCATGTTCTTTATACAAGCGGATCAACATTGAATGTTGCAGTTATTCCATCAAATAACGTATCTCAAACTCCATCATACAATCAAATTTCATCAGACTTCATGGATGCATTTGGATGCTATGATGCTATATCTGTTGGAAATTATTCTGTTGTTTCATGGAGAAACTCATTTGATACTGTTCAACTTGCAACTGTAAGATCAAATGGATTTGTTGGTTCATCAGGTTCAGGATTTCCTGATCAAATAACTGTTGCATCTGGTACTTTTGGGCCTTCTTTGTGTTTAAGCACTGGAAGTTCTGAAGTTGTTGTTGCATATGGTGTCGACAATCCTGCAAGAATTGTTTCAAAGACTTATGGATTAACTACATTTCAAAACATTAGAGAAAGTAAATACGACTATCCAACAGTTTCAACTGTTTCATCTGGAGTTCTTGATAGATTAACAATTGGAGCTCAACATGAACCTGCAACTGCAACAAAAGCATTTGTTCAACTTCAATCATATTTCAGTGGAACAATTTTAAGAGCAAAGAAAGCTGGCTCAAATGGTAATCATCTTGGAGTTGGTATATTTGATGCTGCTGATGCTGGTATTCCATATCTTGATGAAGTAAGTGGTTATCCCGTTATAAGAATTTGGTTCAATATCGGACATCCTGGTTCAACTCTTCAGGGAATAATGAATGCAATTAATGTATCTTCATCATATCTTGAAATACAACAATCTGCATCAAACCCTTCATCAATTCTTTATCAAGAACAAGATGATACATATCTTGCATCAGGCTCTGATGGTGGCATACGTTATCATGTTCTTTATGAAGTTTCATCATCTGTAAAAACTGATAGGTTTGTAAGACATGGAGAAGCTGATGTTTATAACCCATATACTCCAATTAACAGCGGAACGTTTGTAAGACATGCAATGATTGGTTCTCATATCTTTTCTGCAGATAGAGATCCATATGTTTGGTTGCATTATCCTTCAACAATTCAACCAACAGATTTTATGTATCGTATTACATCATCATCTTATGGATTACCTGTTGCAAAATCAAGATATGCTCAAGCTCAAGCAAATGTTTCTGGCGTAATATCAAGACCTCAAGTAACTTCATCAATTTACGGCGGAAGTATTGCATATCATGCTGTTCCTCATAGAGATCAGTTTGCAACAGTTTCAACAACTGGTTCAGCTTTTACAGATAGATCAACAAAGATTTCTATTGCAGAAATTCATCGTTCAAGCACATTATCTCCATTAGATATTGGAGATGTATTGTATCTCAATGGCGGACAATTGTCAATGTATGATGGAGATTCTGTAACTGAAGTTGGATTCCATCTTGGAACTGAACAATTATCAATTGAAGCTCAAAGTGGAACTCTTACAGCAAATCAAGGACTTGGAATGTCAGGTTCTGCTGGAGTTTATACATATGTTGCAATTCCTGAATGGTATGATGCTCTTGGAAATCGTCAGCAAGGTGGGCCTGCATTTGGTTCTCAAGTTGTAACAACTCTTGCATGGCATAACAGAGTTGCAATTACTGGCAGCACATTAACTCATACTCTTAAAGATGGAACAAGAGCTGAAAACATCCGCTGGGCAATTTATCGCTCAAAAGTTAATGGTACTGTTCTTCAGAGAATTGATGATGTAAGATATCCGATTCTGAATTCAACAGGTTCAGATTATTGGATATTTGTTGATACAAAAAATGATGGGTTGCAAGCAAATGGTGAAGTAATCTACATAAATCCATTTGGAGGTTCAGAAGCTCAAAATTATTCTCCTCCAGCTTCATCAATAATGGCAAACTCTGGAGATAGATTACATCTTGCAGGTTGTGAAGGTGCTCCTCTTACAGTTATTTCATCAAAGTTAAGACTTGGAGAATCAATTTCATTTGGTATAGGAGCAGAATTTGATGTTGATTCTGCTGGTGGAGAGATTTCAGCAATGAAATCTCTTGATGACAGACTTATAATCTTTAAACAAAATCGTATATTCTCTGCTCAAACATTCCCTGAAACGAATTCTGTTGTTGATTCAACTCCATATCCGATTCCTCAACTTATAACTTCAGATGTTGGTTGCAAAACAAACCACAATGTTGTTGAAGTTGCAGGAACTGTTGCTCAAGGTTTGATATTCTTTTCTAAGAAAGGATTTAGACTTCTTGACAGAGCTCTAAGAGTTACAGATATTGGAGGACCTGTTAGAGCATTTGATGGATTTACATTTGTTGCAGGTCATCAAGATCAAAATACTCAACAGGTAAGATTCTATTCAGATTCTGGTACAACTCTTGTTTATGATGCTAGAATGTTGCAATGGAGCAGATTTACAGGACAGCAACCAGCAGTTGATGCATTCTATCATAATGGATATTGTGCATTTGCTGATGATAGAGGATATGTTTGGGTTGAAAATCCAGATTCATATCTTGATGGATCAAATACAATTCAAACTGTTATCGAATTCGGATGGCTGTCAAGAGGAGTATTATCAAATGGTCTTCAAGGCTTGCATCGTGTAAGAGGAATTCAACTTCTTGGAAATAAAAAATCAAATCATATTCTTAAAGTTGAAGCTGCATACGATTTCAGAGGTGTATGGACAACTGTAAAAGAAATTCCTACATCTGCATCAATGAGAGATACTGGATATGGCACTGTTCCTTACGGACAGGGAGCTTATGGTGGTGACGGAGATCCGGTATACCAGCATGAAATAATGCTGCCAAAACAAAGAATTGAAGCTCTCAGATTAAGAATTTCAGATACTGACCTGTCAGGTTCATGTGGCGGCTTTGAATTATCTGAGATGTCTCTACAGTGTGCTGGTGATTCTGAGTGGGCAAGACTTACTGGCAAGAAGAGGTACTAATACTAAATACCTCGATGTCGCCTAGAGGCTTTCAGAAGCTCTCAGATGATTTTGATGATAATGTATGAATTTAGAAATAATTGAAAATGGAGCATAGATAAAATCATGGGATTTACAGATTGGCTTTTAGGAAAAGATCCAGAGAAATATGATCCGAATACTGAGCAAGGAATTGCGGCAAGGACTCTTAGCGGGCCTCGTCATGACTATGATGTAAATTCATCATACGCTCAAGGATCACAGTTAAATGTTGGAAATTACAATCAAGTTCGTGGAGAACAACTCGGACTTGGACAAACATTAAAAGATGCAATTGCTGGCAGAGGACCAAGCGCTGCTGTAATGGCTGCACAAGCTCAAAGAGATGCTGCATTGTCTAATGCTGCAGCTTTGACTGCTGGTCGTAGAGGAAGATCTGGTGCTCTTGGAGCAATTGCTGCAAATAATGCAGCATCTGCTGGAATCAGTCAAGCTGGGCAGAATGAAGCGATTGGAAGAGCTCAAGAAATGGCTCAAGCAAGAGGAGAATATGGTGGATTGCTGAGTGGAATGGCTGGACAAGACATCAATGTTGCTGGGCAAAATGCAAACCTTTCTCAAAATGCTGCGCAGTTTAATGCGAGATTGCAGCAAGAAGCTGCTCTTGCAAATCAAGCTGCTCAAATGGGAATATCTGTTGAAGAATTGAAAGCTCGTCAGCAGCAAGAAGCTTATTCATATTCAAATCTTGATCCAGGTTCTCAAGGAGCTCTTGGGGGAATTCTTGCTGCTGGAGGAGCTCTTGCTGGAGGAGCTCTTGGAGGTGTTGGCGGAGCGAAACTTGGTGCTGGAATTGGTGGATCAATCGGAGGTTCATTTGCATCTGGTGGTGTTGTTATGCCGCAATATCAAACGATTAGAGCTGGCGAACGCAGAATGCCAATTCAGAGAAATGGAATCGGACCAACGATATTGCAAGCTCTTATTGAAGGGCTTGGATCTGGTCTTACATCTTATGATGCTGCAAAAAAAGAAAAGCAGCTTGAGATTGAAAAAGCAAAAGCGCAAAGAGATGCTGAACTTCAGAATCAAAAGAATGAAGAACAACTTGCAATGCTGAAATATCAACTTGGTCTTGTTCCTCAAACTCCTATTGCAACAGATTTTTCAAATATGGTTAGAGGACAAGCGTATGCTAAAGGTGGTATGGCTCATGGACCTCAAATCGGACTTGTTGGAGAAGCTGGTCCTGAAGCTGTGTTGAATCTTAAAACTGGACATGGGAAAGTTGTAACAAAACCAACTCTTATGAAGCTTGGTGCAAATGGCCCTGATGCAATTGTTCCATTAACAAATCCTTTACATCAAACATTATCAAAAGCTCTAAAGAGGAAATAATACATGGCAATGTCAACTCAAGAGATGGTTGATTATCTCAACAATCTTTATAACAAAAACAAAGAAGATTCATCAACAAACAATGATGAATATTATAAAACATTACCTGGAGTCAGTAAAACTGCTGTAGATAAAGCATTGCAGTTTCCAAACCAATCTCAACAGAGTGATGTTGCCGTTGATACTATTGGTCCTTCTGCATCAACTCCTGCTACTTCAGTTCAACCTGTTAGCCAAGAGACTTCAGTTACTCCAGTTTCAACAATTGAACAAAGTGATGCTCTTGCATTATTACCAAAAGAAACTGTTTATAGAATTCTTGGAGTAAATGTAAAAGGTCCTGTTGTTAATCAGCCAAACGTTACTTCAACAGAACCAACAAATGTTGAAATGCCACCAGAAACAATTGATACGACTGCAGCACCTTCAGATATTGAAATGCCACCAGAAGTAATTGATACAACTGCAGCTAAACCTGAGACTTCAACATCTCAAACAACTGTTAGTGCATCAACTTCAACTACACCAAAAGCTAGTAATGTACCATTAGAACAGCAACTTACAGATGTTTCAAAGCAACTTGAAGATTCGATTATGCGAAAAGGTGAGATCATGCAAAATGAAGCTCAACAACTCGCTGATCAAAAGACAAAAGATGCTGCTGTTGAAGCTGAAGCAAATCGTCTTGCTGAAGAGCAAACAAAGAGGCGTCAACAAATGGTTGATGTTGCAATGCTTGAAATGCAACAGAGATCGCAAAGATTAAGAGATGCTGCTCAAAATGTTGATCAGTTATTTCCAACAAATAGAACA